GTATTTGCGCTATTACGGAATCAACATTTTCCTCCAAAACCTTACCAAGCCCTGTTTTAATGTTAGCCACAGCCGTGGCTACCCATGATTCCATGCCTGCATTTGGATTCATTCTTCTAGCAAGAGAGACTTGGTTATATAGCTGTGCCTGTGTTGCTTGTGGGCTGCCAAAGTAAGGGTTATAAAGCGGGTTTTCATCTTTCGGCAGCAAGTTAACAAAGTCCAATGCTTGATCCTGCTCATCTCTAGTTAGTGATCTATACTCCTCTGCTGAAGACCTTAATAGATTTGCACTAAGGGTAGCAGCCTGAGACATAACGCCAACAATGTCAGAGCCTGGAGTCTCTGCTAGAACAGCAAGAGGCTCATATAGCGGCCCCATGCTTCTAAGAGACGCAGCATTTCTTTCTCGACTATTTTCTCTTGCAGCTCTGTCAATTTGATCCTGCGCTCTTTGTGAAATCTCTAGCCCAGCATTAAGCTGGCTAAGTTGATTAACCTGAATGTCTCTTATTTCCTTGGCTGCATCTCTTTCTTCTTGAGTTTGGGCTTGGTTAAATGCCTGCTCTGCCGCCCTCATTCTAAATGCACTTTCAGCTATAGCTCTTTCCTCTTGCTCCCTAGCCATTGCCTGATTCTCTACAGCGCGAGCCTCTTGAGCTGCATTGATATCAATAGCCTGACGGGCAGCTTGTGCCTGAAGGTCTATGGCCTCTTTCCTCTGCTGCTCCTCAAGAGCCATTGCGGCAAGTTGTGCTGCCTGCGGCCCTAAACCCATCTGCTGAAGCATTTGAGTGGTTTGAGATACACTTCTTGGGTCTTGGGGATTAAATTGACTAAGGGCATCTTGGAGACGCTCAGAGGTAGACCGAACATCCCTACCCAAGAGTCCACCTACTCCTCTTTGAAGTGCCTCAGTGCGGCGACCCTGTAGCTCGGCCATAGTCCCAACCAAAGGAGCAGCGGCTGTAGCCAAGCCTGTCAGCCCAGCAACTGCGTTCTGGCTTCTTGCAAATCCTTCAGCCAACTGTCTTTGTTGCTTCTGCTCTGGGGTCTCAAGGATGTCTTGGAACAGAGAGGTAATATTTATAGCCATGTTAGTGTCCTATAGTCTCTGTTAGTTTCTCGGGCCAAACAATTCAGCAAGTGTGTATGGAAGATTGAATGTATTTTGAGAAGTATTTTGCTGCTGGCCCTGAGCCAGAAGATCAAACAAACCCTGAAGCTGTTGCTGTCGCTGGGCATTAATCAAAGACTCAAGGTTGGTCTGAGTAGTAAGACCCTGTATGCCAAGGTTTGAGAAAGCCTCTGTGCCGCCTGCCTGAAGGGCAGACTGAATTCTTGACAGATCAACAGAAGGACGCAAGGCGTCAAGCAAACCGGCCTGTGGAGTGTAAGCACCCTGAAGCAGGTTAGGAATGGCTTGGGTAGCGCCAATATTTTCTCGCAACATCTGATCCAAAGCTGCCTCTCTTTGCTTAGAGAGTTGATCCTGTTCTTTTCTTGCCTGCTCCATTGCGCTAACAGCAGACGCTGCTTGCTGTTCTGCGATAGCCTTCTCTAGAACCAAAGCCTCTGGTGTTCCTCCAAACATAGATGTTCTTACACCAAGCCTGCCTTGGTTTGCCAGTCTCTGCTCGAGCTGAAGCCTTAAACGTTCCTGCTCAGGAGCCTGCATGGCACTGAGCCTGCCGTAAATGTCAGCTTCTCTGGCTCGTTGATCTTGTGGGCTTTCAGTCAACAAATCCATCAGAGTCTGCTGGCGGCCATATCCAATACTTCCAGCAAGCTCTCCAGTAACGCCCAATAGCTGTTTTTGAATAGCCTGCTCTTCAGGGGTAAGGTTTAGATTCAACCCTCCTGAAGTATCAGCAGCAGCAGTAGAGCCAGTTCCAGAGGTTACAGTAAATGGCTTGAACTCCATTCCCTTTTGAACAGAGCTAATTAGCCCTTCAGGGAAAGCTCCTGCAAGAGTAGAGCTACCTGTTAGCCCTTTCATTAGACCAGTCTGAGTGTCTCTAATATCAGAGATACCCTTCTGTGTTGCTACAGCCCCGCCAATACCGGCCAGTAGATTTCCGTAACGATTGGTAAATCCACCCAGTGCCTGCTGCAATTCTGCCAATGTCATGTTTTTCTCCCGCTAAATAATTTTGCCTACAAGCGCCTGAATGTTAAGTTCCTGAATGGCAATTGAGTTGCCATCTATTGTCGTTTCTAATCCAACTGACACCGCTGTTCCATGACCATTAGCACTTACTTTCTCGCGGTTAATTAGCGTAATAGAGGAAGAATATTCAGCCCCAGAGTTGTATTCCGATTCTCCGTACTGAGCCACGTTATTAGCTGGGAGTGTATAGGATTGTTTCTTGTAAGCAGTAGCATAGTCATAGGCCCAGCTTAAAGTAACAAGTGCGTCTGCCCCATTAAATGTCGTGACATTAATCCTCTTCAAGAACTTAAGGGTGGAGGAATTGCCAAAGGTTAATGGGTGGCTTGAATAAGTCAGAACATAGGTATCTGTATCATCATTAAACCCAGAGTATGTAGAGATACCGCCAGAAGTTCCTATGTAAAGAGTGTCATCAATAAGATTCGTAAAGCACAACGCTCCCATAGATGTCCATGTCGTGACTCGATAACTACCATCCTCAAGCTGTCTCTTTGTATCAAAGACATAACTAATATCTTGGTTTGGGAATAACGCAATGACAAATGCTTCAGTTGGGGAATAATGAACCTGAATATTCCCAGTCTCATTAGCAATAATTATTTTGATATCTTCATCTACGTTTTTTGAGATATCCCCAATCGGAGCAGACTTTTCTTGAATAGTTCTAGAAAGACTTCTAAGACCTGACTTATCCAAAAACACCAAGTCTTTGCCGGTAGATGTCACTGCGTCTCTGCTGACACAACCAATACCAAGTATAGTGTCGTGAAGTGTCATCGTAGAAGGGTCGCTTGCACCTTCGTATATTACGATTGACTCCTTGCCAAAAATAATAAGGAACCCATTGTGTGCTGCAAGGGCAACAATCTCATCATATCCGTTAGGCCAAACTTTGGTGATATCAATGGAGCCAGCACTTCCTCCAGTCCATTTAACACCTTCAAGAAGATCAGACCAGTAAATCGTAGACTTGTTACTAGTAGTGTCAGCAACCCAAAGCCTTCCAAATGCAGCCAACGCCTCGTTACCATTAGGGGCGGTTCCATTGTATCCAGGGTGCGCTGTGATAACAGAAAGCGGTGCAGTAGCAGTAGAATACACCAATGGAATATATCCCCTTTGGAACAAATAAATATGCTCATTGAGGGTGACCATCTTCCAATCATCTGCGGTAATCGTATAAGAGCCAGGAGTGGAATCAACAAGAGTTGTGGTTCCTCTAAATATCTTGTTGTTGCCAGCAGAAAATATCAGCATGGCTCCTGAGTCATCACGAAACTGCTTAATGACTTTAATCCCAGCAGAACTGCCAAGAACTGATGGGCCATTGGTTGTAATTAACGCGGCTCCCTTTCGTGCAGCTACCCTTCCCTGTCTGTCTATTACGCAGTTATCGGCAATAGCACAAAAGCTAGGGTCTTGGGATAGGGGCGCGTCTTGGGTATTTATTCCAGCAAACCCTGGGGCCGTAATCGTTATGTTCTGAATCTGCTGCGCCATAGGATTCCTACACAACTACATACGCGGTTTCAGTGGGGAAGTAGTTGGCATCAATAGCGATGTAATCAGAAAGAATTCTATCTGCGTAGATCATCTGCTCTTGAGCTGACTGACCTCCGCTCTCTCCTCGCTCTCTCAATGCCATAGCATAAGCCAATTGCACAACCGGATTATAAGGTATCAGCAGGACATCAGCATCTGCACTAAGATCATTTTGAGCATATACTCCATCCACTCTGAGGGCATATACAGCATCAGGTTGTGGGTAAAGTTTAATCTTTATGTCCCCACTACCATCAACACCAATCCTTGTAAAATACGATGGAGAGCCAGTTAATATTTGGCCTCTGTAATAGACCCGATTAAAGAAGTCCATATCCCTGAAAGTAATATCTGAATTAGACGTATCATTGACAATAGCTTTGATAATCGGATGGCTTCCGCTACCAGTCACTGAGTATTCGCTTATTCCTGAAGTTGTATTGATTAACTTCGTGGATCGAAGAGCAGACCATGAATGTGATGTCTCAATTTGAGACTTTGCATCATTGACAAAAGCCCCAATCAAAGAGGAATAGTCATTAAATTCCACCGTATCTACTGCGTCCTCTCTCAGTCTTTTAAGGACTGAATTTACAATTTGTAAATAGGTCATGCTCTTGTCCTCATTACCAAATCAAATAGTCCGCTGACCTTGTTTTCTGCTTTAAATAACTCCGGCTTGAATAATTGTGATGCAATAGGCGTGGAGTTAACAAGACTGGTAATAAGCCCAACTACCCCATCTCTGCCATCTCTGCCATCTCTTCCTGAAGCCCCTGTAGCTCCTGTTGCACCTATTTCTCCTCTTTCACCTCTTTCACCTCTTTCACCAGTTGCGCCCGTTGCTCCTGTAGCACCAGTAGCCCCTGCTGCGCCAGCAACCCCTTGTATGCCTTGCAAGCCTCTTTCGCCTTGAGCCCCTGTAGCTCCCGTTGCACCTGTAGCCCCTGTAGCTCCCGTTGCACCTGTAGCACCAGCAATACCTTGTATGCCTTGAGAGCCTTGTTCGCCCTGAAGACCTCTTTCACCTTGAGCGCCAGTAGCCCCAGTAGCGACTGTGCCGCCTGTAGAGCCTAAACCTCCTGTGTTTCCTCCTGTACCCGCACCTCCTCCTGCGCCTCCTACGTTGCCATTGGTTACGACTTGTCCTGCCCCAGCAACTTGAGCATTGTAATCGCTAATAGCTTTATCAATGTCACTAATAGAAGTACCTGACTCTTCAGCAACTTGTTCTTTTGTCTTGTTAAGAAGCCTCATTACATCAAGAACGCCTTTAACACCATCATTCTGGAATATATATGCCCAAGGCGTAGGAGTGGCCTGAGTATTCTTTGTTGATGTTCTACCCCACTCGCCAAACTTTCCTTGCATTTCTGTTCCGCTAAGAACTTGGCCGTCTTTATAGTCTCCAGGTATAGGCTTAATAGTCTCAATACCGCCAACCTGCCTGAACAATCCAGATTCTGAGTCGTATACCCACTCACCAATAGAAGGAGAAACTTCTGTAGAGCCTGCTGTAGAACCCGCTGTAGAGCCTGCTGTAGAGCCTGCTGTAGAGCCTGAACTTGAGCTTGAGCCTGATGCAGAAGTAGATGCAGAAGATTGTGTAGCACCAGATGCTGAAGATTGTGCAGCACCAGATGTTCGTGGCATTGGAACATTTACCAACGGAGGAGTAGTCTTAAATGGAGTGCCATATTTATCAAGAAGCCAATATCCTTCTGTAGCTACATCTCTTAAAAACCCCTGAGAGTCTTTGACGTATCCCTCTGGCAGGTCTCCAGGGACAGTGTCTATGCCAAACTGGGTCTTCAAACGATTTCTCATGTCTGTTGTATCAAGGCCAAGTTTATCTGCCTCATTGATTAACCCGATCAACCTTGCATCTTCGCCTTCAGTCTCGCCTTCAGACACCAGTTCGTTCTGGAAAAGTTTATACGCTGCTTCAACCTGTTCTTCAGGAGTAAGCGTTACAGCCTCTGAGCCGCCGCCCTTAAAGAATCCAAACTGGTCAAGAAAGGCTTTAAACAAACTTCCAGCAGGCCCACCAATAACACTTACCAATGTGTTAATAGCAGCGTTCTTTCGCCCAGAAACATCGTCTGCTGCCGCAAAGTTCATAACCCCACGAAGAGCACCAGGAACAAGCCTGCTTTGAACCGTTGATGTTAGGGATTCTGGGTTAAAAATACTTGTTGAAACAGTATTAGCTCCAACAGATAGCAAAGGATTGCTAGTAGAGCTTTGGCTAGACGTAAGTGGATTAGATAGCGGGTTCTGCTGAATAGCTTGATTGTATCTATTAATGGCTTGATTAGGGTCTAATCCAAGGGCTAATGCAAGCTCTAGCGGGTTAACCCCTGCCTGCTGCATTGCTTGAGCTATATCGGCATCAGTAGCATTAGGATTAGCCTCAGACCATTCAGAAAATGCTTGAGCCAACTGATCTTGAGGAATAGACATATTTTTACCCTACGATAAAAAGAGTGCTCTTTCTGCTTCACGCCTGCGTTCTAGCCCTTTAAGGACTACGCCGTTAGACTTGCGCCACTTCAGAAACTCGTCTGCTGCGCCATCGTAGTCGAGCCGATTGTACTTCATTCTAAGCGTGGATGCTTGCAAGTTGCCTAGCCCAACATTGAACGCAAAGCTGACCAACGCTGAAAAATGGCGGTCATTATCAATAGAAGTAGGACATAGTCGTAGTACCCCAGCCTCAAAGCGATGTAAATCCTCCGCAAGAAGCGCATCAATTTCGTCAGCATCCCACACCCTGTTGTGTTCTGGGTTAAGTGGATAAGAGGCTCGTTCATCAGCTTTAAGCCTAGCCTGCTCGGGGTAAAGGACATGACCATAGCCGACCGTCCACAACTTTGCTGGGCAAAGGTAAGGCTGATTGTGGCAGCCCTCAAAAGACTTGATTAGATCAATGCCTTCGTCCGGTGTATTCACTTTTTATTAAACGCCTGCGACCCAAACCAAAAGCTGATAATTGCAGCCAGGATAGCCATCTCGTCATCCGAGAAAACCATATCCATCGCTTCCGCAAAGGCAACACCAGTGGAGTAGGCGTACCAGATACCGGCGACATCAACGACGATAAGCAGCATGACAAACAGGTAAGTGACCACGGGACGAACAGAGCCTCGCAAATTGATAACCCACGGTGACGCGCCTTCACCGATCTTCATGTCGTGTTTCCACATTGCAATTTTTTCCTGGGCTTGAGTCTGCATCGCAATCTGCTCAGTCTGTAGCGCGACCTGAGCGGTCTTGATCTCCTCGATCTTGGCCTGTGCGATAAACCCTTCTCGGGCCAGGGCAATCTCTCGCTCACGCTGTGCAGCCATCAAGGCCAGTTCGTGCTTCTTGTCACCACGGTCTTGGAAGTAGTCTAAGACCTTAGGCAAGCCGCCGGAAGCGAAGCCGAGCAGACTGGAAACCAAACTCAACATAGTCACATCCTCATGATGATTATTGCTGCGACAATCGGAATCGCCACAATCAGCGCGATGAGCGCGATAGCGACAGCGTTCAATACAAGTTTCTTGATTCTTCTGGCACGAGCATCGACTGCTCGTTTGCGTGCGTCACGAATGGTGTTTCGGTCTTTAATCATGTCTCGATAAGCATCAACCCCAAATCGGTACACGATCATTTCGCGCAGTTCACGTTCCTGCTGTTCGATCTTCTTTCGCCGCATGAGGTTTTCAATTGCTTCTTGCTCAACCGAGGACTTGGCAAAAACTTTCCTGAACAGAGGCGGATCAGCAGCTTCTTCGTCAGCAGCTTTTACGTCAGCAATTGCGCCAAACCAAGTGCCCAGCTGCCCGCCCATGTCCTCAAGCTCGCGCCCTACCTCGATGCCCTTCTTGAGCACGTTGTAGGCCGAGGTGGCGATTGCCATAGCTGAGACAGGATCGAGCATTTAACACCTCTACTTCAGCTCGGTAACGTCATCACCCTTGCGTACAGTGACCTTGCCGTTTTCAACATCGACGCGCATTGGCGGTTCTTTCTCGGCGAGTTTAGCGATGAGGTGCTGAATCACTTCAAACTCAGGCTTTTCTGGCTTTTCCTGAGTCCCAGCAATCCCATTCATCATGTTGATTAGGGCGACAAGCGCACCGCCAACCATCGTCATCACGGCAGTGATTGCGGACTCAGACAGGAAATAGCTAGAGCCAACACCGATAAGGACGATAGCTGTGATGTAGGCCAGACCGTACTTGCCGATGGCCTTGCCAGCGACCTCTTTCGCTGTCTCGCAGCGTTCTGGATTCTCTTCGCTCATTTGTCCACCTTATGGTCAAGTCTCTTGAAGATCGCACCAAGCAGGTCTTTTATCTCTCTCAAGTCCTCGCGGTAGTCGTCTTTGCTGACGTACACCTTTGGCAAGTCGCGCACATCACTGTCAAGGCGATCAATGGCTGTGTAGATGCGGGAGAGAATCCAGCCGCCGAAAAATGCAGCCACGGTCACGGCTATGTTGAAAAGCTCTTGATAGTCCATGGCGGCTCCTTACGGCTTCACGGGCCAAGTGATCGAGGTTGGGAAGCCCGCTTGCTGCGGAAGGTCTCGCAGTGCTTGGCGGTAGGCCTCCCACTCACTCGGAATTGCCTGACCAGACTCAAGGGACTTAATGAC